TTATTTTACATATTCATAAACGGGTCTGAAACTCTGAAGCATTTCGCTCCATACCAAGAGTTTTAATGCAATGATTTTTCCCTCGCGCTCTTGCTTCATAGCCCAGTCGTTAGCATCTTTATCACTTGCAAATCCGCCCTTCTGACCAAGTTCATCATTATTTAAGTTCAAAAAAGATATTCTCCACATAATTCTTACCACCTTTCATTGTTTGGCTTGCCTCATCAGTTGGAAGGTTGCCACCCTGTCCAAGACGCCCGTAGGCGTTTCGGCTTATTAGTTGTATAGCATTTCCTGCATGATCCGGTGCATTTCGATATCTGATTTTCTTCTGTTCATTTCGTTAAAATCTTTCTGAGCCATCGCCATAGCTGCTTTTTTGGAATATCCTCTGTATCTCCACATTTCGTATAAGTCTTCGACTGTCCGCTTCTTCATTGTGTTGTCCTCCTGTATTTGAAATTTGTTTGTTTTCCTTTGTTGATATTATAATACTCCAAAATTAGAATAATGTCAATAATAAATTTATCTAAAATTAGAATATTTTCATATTTGACTTTTTAGGTATGAAATGCTAATATTGTATATAAAGATAGAATGTCTTAGATATGGAGATGATGAAATTGATTAAATATAAAATAGATGTATTTGAGGAATTGAAGAAACACGGCTATAACCAGACACGCATACAAAGGGAAAGACTATTGCCGGCACAGACAGCACAGAATATAAAAGCTGGAAAAAGTATCACACTGGAAACACTTAATAAGATATGTATTATGTGTAAATGTCAGCCCGGCGATATTGTAGAAGTCATTCCAACAGATGAGGAAAAAATAAAATATTATTAAATAATGAATTGACAATATTCTAAAAATAGAATATAATGATGGTATCAAAAGAAAGGAGATACCAAAGATGCAGATTGAAACAATACAAACACTTTGTAATCAATCAAAAATTAAATGGTCGGTTCATTGTTTAGAGCGGATGCAGGAACGAGATATAAGCCGGGCAGATGTGAAAAATTGCATTTCTAACGGCGAAATTATTGAGGATTACCCAGACGATTTCCCGCATCCAAGCTGTTTGATTTTTGGCTATGCGGTAAACAATAAGGTTATACATGTAGTGGTTGGAAATGATGGGGAATATATTTATATAATAACGGCATATTTCCCAAATACGGTAAAGTTTGAAGATGATTTAAAGACCAGAAAGGGGCATTGATTATGTGTATGTTTTGTAAATGTGATACTGTAAAAGCAAGTATGACAACCCATGTTGTGAATTATGAAGGGTGCGTGATTGTGATTAAAAATGTACCCTGCGAAGAATGTGAACAATGCGGAGAAAAATTTTATACGGACAAGGTGGCAGAACGGCTGGAAAAGATGGTTGATGCCGCAAAGAAGTTGATGCAAGAAATTTCTGTTATTGACTATTCAAAGGTTGCATAGTGAGAGAGCCGCCAGAAATGGCGGTTTTCTTTTTACCCTTGACAGTTCACAAAAGAAATGTATTATAATAAATTATAGTAGCTCTTCGCTTGGTGGCTCTGTCTGCTTGCGATGTGGTGGCTTTAACGGTGCCTTTGGCGTTTGGTATTTCTAATTCCTCTGGTGTCGTTTGTATGGCGGTTCCTCTAGCGTCCTTTATAGGGTTCTTCTGGTGTCGTCTTGGTGCTGTGCATTTGGCGGGTTTCCGCTGGTGTATCGGTGCCATTTTAGGCTTGTGCGCGTTCTGGTGGGCAACTGCTTGGCGTTGTGTGAGTAAATAGGCGGGTTGGCATTAGTGTTCGGAGTATTCCGGGTGCTTCGTCCGTTTGCTGGTGTATATTGCAATTTTAGGCATGGCGATAGTAGCGATGCCTATTAGTGTTTTATAAAGTGCCCAAAATGAGGTTATTTTGCCCTAAATCCTTATATTTATTAATATAATATATATAATATAAAAGTAAAGTAGAGGAAAGTAAATAAATACTTTGTGCATTTTGCAATGCACGTTGTTTCCAAAAAGTCCTTGACAGATTTACTTTTATATGCTTTATAATATAATCATAGAGCAGTAAAGTAAGTTAATTAAATAAATCAAATCCGCCCAATTCCCGGCGGTGTGAGAACGAACTCGGGAGGTTCTGCAATTATGCGGAGCCTCTTTTTTTGTTGGAACTTTGGCGAGTACTTGAACTGTCAAGGACAGGATCAGGAAGACTGCAACGGATTTGAATAGGTCAGGAGGGAAGCAATGAAAGGCAACACTATAACTGCAAGCAATGGGGCAGAGGTATACACAAGTAATATATTGGCTTATGCTGACGAGTTCCTGGAGCGAGAACTTGATGAGGAGCGACAGAAGGATATATATAATAACTCCAATACTTTTATGGCCATGATATTATATATATCTGACAATATAAATAAACCAGATAATAACGATATAGATCTACTGGATAATATATTTAATATATATATAAGATTATGTACTAAGTATAATATGTTACCTACATTGGAATGTTTTAGTATGTTAATTAAAGTTAATCCTGGTACATTATCTGATTGGGGAAGTGGAGTATTAAGGAGTAATGTATATTATGACTCTAAGGGTAATTATATAAAGGATTTTGCAGCATGGCAGTTGAACCACAGGGGCGAGCAATACCGTGTAGAACCCAGTACGGCGCACGCCGAAGCGGTCAAAAAATGGAAAAATATTTGTAAAAATTTCCTCGTAAATTCGCTCCAAAATTCACGGGGAACTGATGCAAATAAAATCTTTATTGCCAAGGCAGCTTATGGCATGGTTGAAACAGCACCAATTCCAGTACAAAACACGGAACAACACCGTACAGCGGAGCAAATCGCCGCTGATTATGGACCTCAAACGGCACTTCCGGGAGATGTGGAGCCGGATTTTTAAAGATTTTCCGTCAAATTGCACAAAAGAAAATGAGCTGTTGAGAATGTAAAATGGAAAGAAAAAGCCGTGAAAACCGCATAAATACAGGATAGTTATAGATTTAACAATCAACTATTCACAAAACTTTAGTTTTGCGAATAGTTGGAGAACGAAGGAAAAAGACGAGGGGTGGGGGGGTATGTGGGAAACACCCCCGGCGTCTAACTGAGTCCCCCAAACATTCAAAAAATTAAAAAACATCTCCTGTGGAGTATATGACCATGAATGCTATATGTGAAACCATTACAAATATTTATCTATTTATCTTATTGCTAAGGATTAAGATAAAAATAATGCCGGAAAGAGACTTTAAAAATCTTCTTAAAAATTTAGATTATCAGCAGACATTATATGCACTGTACTTAAGATATCTTTAAAACACACATCAGATAAAATTCAAAAGTTACATTCAATAACGGTATTCCAAAAAATTAAAAAATAAACAGGAGGTTTTAGGAGAAATGAATTGGGAAGAAATTGTAATGTGGCTTTCAACTTCAATGGCTATAATAGCGGCAGTAGATATGTCTAAATCTGCATGGTGCTTATTAGCACTATTGATTCCTGCTTTAGTGTCATTTGTTAAAGCAGCGGTTAAAGTAAATAAATAACCCTGCACAGTTCTTGCAGACATAAAATGGACATACTTTTGCAAAAGTGCCTGCGTTGCTGATTTTAAGCACCGTCAGTGAAATGGCGGCAGTAGGTTCAATTCCTACACGCAGGATTTTCTACCGAATGGCGGCTTGAAGTCTTGCAGCTATATAGCCGCAGAAAACTTTATCCGTGGTGATGAGACAACACCGTGATTGCAATAGTCGGTGGGTAGCGGATAGTGCGCTGGAAGCGATTATTTCCCGCAGAGCGGGATAGGTAGTTTATAAGGCGCAGCTACACAAACACGCTCTGGATAGCGGCTGTATGCACAGGCAGAGTGAGAAAATTTGCATTTCCAATAGGCATAAATTGAAAATGTTGTGTGTCAGAAATTTTGTAGTTTATAAGACTCACATGGATTCTTAGCTCAGTTGGTCAGAGCATCCGGCTCATAACCGGACGGTCATAGGTTCAAGTCCTATAGAATCCACAAGCCTCTTTCTTTTACAAGGTTTTCTTGTTCAGGCAAGCCACAAGAAAGGGTCGTAGAAAGAAAATCTGAGTTTTGGGGAGTTTTGACTTTAAAAATCAACTGACTTGCCATTTCAACAGGAAATGGATTTTCGGGAAAGTAAAGATAAAGGGAAATCGTCTGGTCTCCAAAACCATGATACAGAGGTTCGATTCCTCTCTTTCCTGCTTGAACATTGATAATTGAATATTGATGGTTGGAGAGTTATAATACTTCTATCACGAAAGAAAAGAGGTGTGTATATGTGGACAACTCAAGACCCTACGCATTGTCCAAAGTGTATGAGCAAAAATATCATATTGGGAGACAAGGTGTATAAGAAAGACGCATTCGGAGAAGACACAGATATAGTTATTTTAGGAACATGGTTTTGCAACGAATGTGGAAATTTGATTGGGAGAAAAATGAACCAATATGAGAATGATTTAGATAAAGATAGTTTATGAGAAGATGCCAACCGTCAATATTCGATGGTTGGTATTTTTTTACGCAAAATTGGGAGGTTTTACTATGTTTCCTAAAGCATTGATTGATTTTTCACACAAAAAGTTCATCTCTTTATTACTTGATGGAAAAGAAATTCCGGGAGTGGTAAGTATAGATAATATTTCAAAAGGCAGTCATAATGAATGTTGTGAAATCACAATTACAATATCTGTTAGTGAATTAAAGAAAAAAGATTTGAATGGGGAAATAGAGGATTTTTAGCATAGATTGTCCAAATAAGAATTGCAAATATTACAGAAAAAAAGGAAAAAGCGCACTATTCATGGGTGTTGACCTGTCTGATGGAGGCTACTGCACCAGAGGATATTGTGAGAAACAATTCAGAAGAAAGAGAAAGTAGGTGCGATATGAACGAAATAGAACATTTCTTTGATGTAGAGATTGAACAGGCAGAAGAGCGTATTGAGAATGAAGATACAATGTGCTTTAATGGCGTGAAAGTTGGTAGGTCCATTGGAAAAGAACTTAATGAAAAGCATATTTCTTTCTGCGAAAATGCTAAAAATGTATTGAAAAGGGCGGTTGATGACCGCAACCGTCAGATAGCAGAAATGCAAAAGCACATTGATTGTTTAAAAGAAGAATTGGAAAATGCACAGTCGATGTTGAAAGCAGAAAAAGGCGAACTCCGCACACGGTGCAAGGAAAGTGCAAGGGATAATTTCGACAATCATCTTTATGGATTGCTGCATATTGTTGGGGCAGAGGACTTGAAAACGCATACAGCGGAGTTGCTAACGGAACCTATTAAGGTTGCTGAAATGCTGATCTATGCAACAAAAAGAAGAGAAAATTGCATGACCGGAAAAGAGTATGATAAGCCGGTATATGAGAAATGGCAGTTAGAGCAGATAGCAAGACATTTGTTGGTGTATTGTGGTAATTGTGAGGGATAAGTTTTGAGTATAAATTTAGTTGAATTTGCAGAAAAAACAAGCCCAATTCCGGTATCTGATTGGCAAAAGCAGTTTCTTTCGAAGTATGAGCAGGCGCAAAAGGAAAATAAGCAACTTCTTGTGATTCCTCCAAGGAATGTTGGAAGAAAAATGATTTTGCAGATAATTGAAGATTGGAATAGCAGTGGTGAATTAAAAAAATATCGTTGTTCCTGCGGTAGACTTCTCGGCAGATTCAACGGACAAGCCGAGGTAAAATGCCCGAGATGCGGAAAAATGAATGTGATTGGATTGGGATATCGCAAATTAGATAAGGATGAATGGAGAACAAAGTACCAACAACAGCCAATTAAAATAAAAGAATAATGGATACTTAGAGCACCTTAGAGAGCCAAATTTCCAGAAACAACAGGGAAAGGAGGCTCTTTTTTGGTTTCAGAACAGAATAAAAGTATCGTATCGGCAATAAAACAATCAGATTTGAACTCATATAATGCTCTGCGTGACCTGCTGGATATGGCAAAGGTAATTGCTGATATAGAGGGCGACAATGATATTGCCTATGCGCTGAAACTCACGGATTTTATCAAGCGGAAAGTGCCTACCTTGCCTGTATCTGTTGGAATGAATGAACTGTACTGGGAGGCTTTGAAGTTTGAAGCACCGTATCGGTTCGAGAGTTTTCTACTATACATGGAGCGCAAGCGCCGGCCAGAGAAACGATTTTATCAGCCGAGGCGAAAGACATTACATATCGTTGCGGAAGATTTACAGGACTTGGAAGACGGCAAACTTGATTTCTATGGTCTGTCAATGCCGCCCCGAGTTGGCAAGAGTACGATTTGTATTTTCTTCCTTGCGTGGGCAATTGGAAAGCGTCCGGCGAGTCATAATGCTATGTCCGGTCATTCCGGAATACTGGCAGACAGATTTTATACAGATGTGTTTAAACTGACGGAAAGTGAAGAATACACATTTCATGAGATATTTCCCAATGTTAAGGCACCAAAACCATCATCAGAAAAGAATGAATTAAGATATGACGATGTAGAAAGTTTTGCAACTCTGACTTGCCGAGGTATTGACGGTACATGGACGGGTGCGGTTGATATCAGCGCAGACGGTTATCTCTACGTTGACGATATGGTCCGAGACAGAACAGAGTCATTAAGTCCTAAGAGATTGGAGAACCGATACCAGGATTACTTAAATGTTCTGGTTGACCGTAAAAATGACGGTTCCCGTGAACTAATGGTGGGCACCCGTTGGAACGTGTTAGATCCTTTAGGACGTGTTGAAACAGAGAATAAGAATAACCCACGGTACAGATTTAGAAAAATACCGGCTCTGAATGAGCATGATGAATCGAACTTTGAATACGAGTACGGAAAAGGCTTTTCTACGCAGTATTACCATGATATGAGGGAAAAACTTGACCGTAACGAGTGGATGGCAAAGTTTCAGCAGAAACCCTTTATCCGTGAGGGATTATTATTTCCTTTGGATGAACTGGATACTACTTTCAATGGTGTATTGCCAGACGGAGATTGTCTTACTGCTGCAGCTTGTGATGTCGCATGGGGCGGAGGGGATAGCCTGTCAATGCCATTTGGAAAAGCATTCGGAAGTAGAGAAGATGGACCAGTATATATCATAGACTGGATATTCAACAAGGGAGATAAGTACGTGACTAAACCTTTGGTTGTGGCAAAAACATTGCAGCATAAACCTAATATGGAGCGTTTTGAAGCTAATAATGGCGGCGATGAGTATGCGGAGTCAGTAGACACTATGCTTAAGGCACAGGGCTTCAAAACCAATATTACATGGGCGAAAGCAAGCAATCAGGTAGGGAAAATGGCAAAAATCATCCAGTATGCACCGGATATTAAGCGGCGTTTTCGTTTCCTTAAACCGGAGCTACAAAGCGAAGAATATAAGGCTGCAATGGAAGAACTTGGCATGATTACGCAGGTCGGTAAGAATGAACATGAAGATAGTGCGGATGGTTTAGTGCAGTTGTTGCAACTTATATCCGGGGAAATGTACGCAACTTGTGAAGCAATGGAAAGACCATTTTAGGGGGATAAGTATGATTTCAAAGGAAATTTTAATCCAGTATAGTGATTTGCAGGAAGAAGTCAAAGAAGTCCGTGAGCGGATTGAAAGAACTGAAAGGCAGATTACTAAAATAGAGGAAGATGGAAAAGTAATCGATACCGTAAGCGGTGGGAACGGAGGTATTCAGCATTTTAAGATTGAGGGGTTCCCTTATCCGGAATATAGCCGCAAGAAAACATTACTCTACGCAAGAAAAGCCACACTTGCAAGCCTCGAAATGGAATTACTGGAAACATTGAACCAAGTGGAAGAATTTATTGCAAGTGTTGATGATAGCAAAATGCGCAGGATTTTAACCATGCGCTTTATTGATAATAAGAACTTTGAACAGATTGGGAAAGCACTTGGTTATGATAGGACAAGTATATCGAAGAAAATAGATAAATTCCTTGAAGAGTAACTTTCCCACAATTCCCATTCCAGATGTGATAATATGGTATCAGTGAAAAGTGTATCAGCAGTACCGGTTCCGAGAAATCAGAGCCGGTATTTTTGTGCAACAAAGGCAGGTGATAACAGATGCAAATTCCTTGGCACAGGAATAGTAAGCCATTCCATGAGGTTTGTCATAGCGTGTTTGGCAGGAAAATGATTATAAGCAACCGGACGAAGATTTCAACACCGGAAGAGGCTATTGAGGAACTTGAAAAGGCACTTCTAATTCATAATCAGAACCGTCGGGAAATGGACTATCTGTATCACTATGTTTCCGGCGATCAGCCGATTTTGTACCGGATAAAAGATGTGCGCCCGGAGATTAACAATAAGATTGTGGAAAACCATGCACTGGAAATCAACCGGTTCATGACAGCGCAGAATTATGGCGAGCCTATTCAGTATGTCAGTGTAAGTGATGATGAAGAGAAGTCGAGGGAGATTGACAAACTGAATAATTACATGAAAACCCGCAGTAAAGATTATCACGATATTGTGCTCGGGGATTTCCAAAGCGCTTGCGGAACCGCATACCGGGAAGCTTGGAGTTTGCGTAATGATGAGGTTGACGATGGGGAACCACCGTTTGACATCTGTTCGCCAGACCCGCGATATAATTTCGTTATTTATTCCAATGCAAAGGGGAATCCGCCTCTGATGTCTGTATCTGTGCGAGAGGACGAGAAAGGAAGAACGGTTTATTACTGCACAACCAAGTTTTTTGTGTATTACATCCGTGATGGAGAGTATATTGCAAACCTATCTTCTGTAAATGGACATGGGCGATTGCTTTTGATTGAGTTTCCGAATAATCCGAGGCGGCTTTCAGACATTGAGATTGTTGCTACCATAACAGATGCAATCAATAATGTGCAGTCAAACCGGCTTGATGGTGTAGAGCAATTTGTGCAGGCATTCATTAAGTTTGTGAACTGTGAGATTGATGAAACAACATTCCTTAAGATGTGTAAGATCGGTGCGCTTAAGGTAAAGACGGTCAATCCGTCAATGCCGGCTGATGTAAACAGTGTATCAAGCGAACTTGATCAGCAACAGACGCAGACACTAAAGGATGATTTGTATAAAAATATGCTTATCATCGAGGGAATGCCGAGTAGAGAGCAGAATACCGGCGGCGATACCGGACAGGCGGTTTACCTTCGGAATGGTTGGGATTTTGCCGAACAGCGAGCAAAGATTGACGAGCCGGTCACAAAGCGGTCAGAGCGAGAGTTTCTTAAAGTGGTTTTGAATATCCTTAAGACCAAACAGAAGATTTCTTCCGATTTGACGATTGCGGATATTGATATCAAAATTACCAGAAATAAGACAGATAATATGCTTGTCAAGTCGCAGGCATTACTGTATCTATTGGAAAAAGGTATCAACCCGAAGATTGCTATTCAGACTTGCGATTTGTGGGGCGACCCGGAAAAGGTCTACACGCAATCAAAGCCTTATCTGGACGCTTTGTACAAGACAGCGGAAGAAAAGCAAGCAGAATTGAATGCAGAACATGCACACCAGATGGAATTGTCAAAGGCATCACCGAAGGGTGGTGATAATGGATGA